CCGGCACTGGGGGGTTTTCTATTTCCTATGGATCTTAGGCTCTCGATGTGGGAGCATCATCACAAGAAATTGTGGTTAGTCACGTCTATAGCAAAGTGCCTTGCTGTGGCCGCGTAAGCGGGTGGATGGTGAGAAAGAGTTGTGACACCAACAACGAACACCATTTGGTCTGCAGGGACCAATTGAATCTAAGCCTGTGTGTAGTGGACTTGAGGTAGAGCGTTGTGGCTTAACTCAAATACTCCACTATTGATCATGAGATGATTTACCACACAAGTCGTTAGTGTCAGGAATGTTCATGATCTTGGTTAGCATTAGTCACCCATACCACTTACTACGGAGAGAAAAGGGGGTGAGACCGTGCGTGCTTAAGTGTCAGCAGACGGTATATAAGACAAGGCCGTATAACGTAGGCCTGTGCCGAGCACAGTGTATTATCACTCACTGTGTTATCGAGAAGTGATAGCTAACAAGAATAGAGGTGGCGCCCAGCCTAAGAAGGGTAAAGGATCCAAGAAACGCGGGTCCGTAAAGAAAGGCGTTTCAAGAGTGATGAAGGTCATTGGCAGTGCTGCCAAATCTTCATTAGCAGAGTCATTCAGACTCACGCCATGCGCAGCTAAGTATGCGATAGCTATTGTAGATCCATGGGATCGTAATGCGATGGGCTGTTGTGTGCCGTCCAATCCGTCTAGACCCAGCCGTAAGGCTCATGGTTATGTTAGAGGGACGGCTGTGGTAGGTGAAGGTGGGGTTGGGTGGATATTAGTTTCACCAAATTTAGCGAATGATATTCCCTGTATTTATCATACTGTGAAGAATTATTCGAATTTGGAAAGTTCGATGACACCCTACACCCTAGGCAGTATAACTGCCGGTGTGTTGCAGGCAACTGCGACAAACCTGCCTTTCACTAAAAGTCAATTGGCGACTGAGGATGGCACTTTTGCGACAGTCGGAGTAGTGGGAAGGATGATTTCTGCTTCTCTGTCTGTCCAGTACACGGGAACAGAGCTTAATAGATCAGGTTTGATTACTTGTTATGCTCATCCCACTCATGAAAATTTAGCGGGGACGACGTTCTCCGCTTTTGATTCTAAGTTGGAAGCCGACATTTCGCCGGCAGGCCGACAGAAGTGTAGAATTTCTACGTGTGCTGTCACGGATGATGAAACATCTTATCAAGATTTCTTTCCTCTCGAGAACGAGTCGCAAGATTATATCAGGATGCTGTTTCCGTTTTCTAGGCAAAATTATTTGCAAACTGCTGGGGGCACGCTCATAGGAGCGGCCCCCATGGCCGTCAAATTCACAGGCGTGCCTGGACAAACATTTTTCTATGAGTATATCACTCATGTGGAATTTGTTGGAACGTTAGCTGATGCAGCTGCGACCCAAAATGACAGTGACCCTATAGGCCTGTCCATTGTCCAAGCAGCGTTTTCCAATTTGGCATTGGCTAAGGCTTCTCAACCTAACAAGTCGCTCGGTTCTTTGATGAAGAAGGAGTTACTTGATGCTGCAAAGAGATATGGGCCTTCGGCGTTAAAAGCTGGGGGTCAGTTGATCATGTCAGCCTTGGTTTAAGCTGCATCACTCGTCAGTAGTCTGACACATGCGAACGGCCGGATGGCCGAGTTTGCGACCGGCTGGATAGCCGAGTTTGACTGCGAGTTGGTTACGCAGTAGGGAATTATGAGGAGTGCGTACTCCTTAGTATCACGTCTTCCCTCGTGACTCATCAGCGTTGGTCGCCTGATGTTTGAAAGGACCGATGATTGACCGGTTAATCTGGTTTATTAGATTGTTTGCAGGGAGAAAAGATTCTGGCAAGAATTCCCTAGAGCTATTAACATACGCGTTATTGGATTGTTGACGCCTTCCAGTACAGAGAAAAACGCGCTGTCGAGCATTGACGTATGTCTGTAGAACACCCACTTTTGTAAAAAGTTGAGACCCCCTGTAAGGCGCTATAGTGTGCAAGCTGGTCCGAGCCTCCAAAAGTTTGGTGTTCTTATGACGGATGCAAAAACAGTTCCGCACAAGGCCTGCTGCCCCAAGCCGCCTTGTGCCGATATGCCCGGTTTCAATCACCGAGTAGTGTAAATTAAGACAGAGACCAACGAAGTCTGAATAGGCCCCGCGATATACCACCCGGGAGACATGTGTTTTCACTCGAACACATGCGGAACGTTCTGTAAACAATTTTTCTATGAATCAGCATATAGGCATGGAGTTGCCAACTGGTCAATCATCAACCCCGTGTAGGGCAATGTTATTTTAAACTCATTATTACTATTATTATAAGTAGGATGGAGTAGCAGTAATTTTCACAACCCCCAGAAACCAATGAAGTACGCCAAAAACGAACAACACCCCATTTCTGACAAAGGGACCAAAGAGAGTGAAACAAAACCCCCGTTCTTGGGCAAGGACGGGCAGGACCGGCGGCGCGACAAGCCGGTCGGGATCGACATACCGATCCAAACCTCTTTTAGAGAGGACAGCAGTACTCAGCCTGCTAGTTTGCCGTGGACCAGCAGTTGGCGGTCCGCGTTGAAGCAATACTGTTACCAAGCTTTAGAGCAGGTGTCAGTAGCTGCTTTGAGTATCAGCTATGAGCCAAGAGAGGTTCAGCCGATGGTGCCCTATGTGGAGGAGGTGACGAGACAGATCAACGGCAAGCGCGAAGATCTTGTTGCTTTTTATGCTTTGCATGGGCATCTGGCCTCAGGGCTGGTATCATCAGGTGTTGGTGTTGTCCAGGAGACTACCAATTCCATGGCCAATTATGGCCAGAAAGCGCATGGGAGTTTTACTTCCACTGCGCAGTGGGTGTGGGATGTAGAGTCCGCCCCGTGTCCTAGGACACCTTTTCAGGTGGTGTTAGGCGTGTTTTCTGATCAGCGTTTGAACGTGGGGAAAGAGGACAAGCCGAGCATTAGGGGCGCTGGGTATGGTAGGAGAGATAGTAGAGCTAACTCTCATGCCAAGAGCGGAGCTGGTGGCAAGAGTAAGGTCAGTAAGGGACCCCAGCCAAGAGCTGAGGATGTTGAGAATGCAAGGATTATCTCAGCAGCACTGAACAGACCGGATCATCCACCACACGTCTTTGGATCGCATGAATTTGTGATACCTGAGAGTGTCTTTCAACAGGGACATAATGGTAGTGTACGGGAAACTGTCCACCATGAGTCTGATTCGGAGGATGATCCGGATGAAATTGAAAGAGCGGAGCGGGAGCGTTGGGAGCGTTATCTAAGTGATCGGTTTGTTGTGTCTGAGCCACCACCGACCAGGAGATTGCAGACGAGTGGAGAGTTGTTGAGCGTAGTTGAGTATGAGGAGCATGACCAAATGGGTGCCCCGTTTTGCTTGATGGCGGCCATCGATACTGCTTGTTATGATAGCGTCGAGCGGGTAGACAAGAGGAAAGTTAAAGATTATCTCAAGTACGTGTTTGACGACGATTTCGTCGGCATGGGCACGAATGAGAGAGTGGATTCTTTGACAAGACAGGTAGGGACGTTGGATCATGCAGATGTATATAGCAAGATCAGAGGGGTTAACATAATGATTATGAACAGTTCTATGACGGTCATCCATTTGACTTGTCATTGTTCAGCTTGGAAGTGGGTTCACTTGAAGTACTTATGTCCCGATGATATGGCAGGTGAGCATGGTCGTAGTGATGAGGATGAATGTTGGGAGTTGGAGCTTTACGACCGTGCAGGTGATGAGGCTTTTGTGGATGTACCGTGTGGGCACTTTGTTTTAATGTGTTCACATGCTACAAATCACTCTCATGTGCCGAATATGAGCACGTTTCAGTTCAGCCACATTGAGAACGTTACATCTGTTGATGACGTCACCGGTTTCACGCAGGCATTTGCTTGTGGGTTTTGGAATGGTTACCTAGGAGCGAGATTAGTAGCTGAGATGCTGCCTATAGCTTTCAGGTGCACTGGTTTGCCATTGTTGGCGACAGTGTTGAATAGCCCCGGTTTCACAGCATTTACTGTGATAATGGGAGCATCACCAAGTTTTTCATCACGCTTAGTGTTATTTGGAGCATTAGCTGTTAAAGCAGCGCTTCCATATGTTGAGTTGGTTGAAGAAAGGAAGGTTATTTTTGGCCCGACTTATTTCACCACATCAGACATTGATACGAGACATGTGATTGATAAGAAGGACAAGTTAGTCCACCAAGAAGCCTACGCAGATGTAGTGTGCCAAGTTCGGAAGAGCATCAGATTTGGGTTGAATAGTAGAACGAAAGAACGACTTTGGTCGACTTGGTTTGGATATCAAGCATTTTTTGAAGTGTTTGGTTGGGATTGTGGGTTCGTAAAGAGGACTGACGGTTCAGACCTGGTTGAGGTTGTGGAGGTTGAGAGGTTTAAAGTGTTGGCGAATGATATGGCTATTTCTAGTCAGTTTATCAATCCTGTCAAGGATTTGATGAGCTATTCCACTATAAGGCAGGTTAACAAGTTAGGGGACAATCCGGAGATTACCTCCGGTACAATGCGTGTGTTAAAGCAATACGCCACGTATTTGGTGTCCACTACCGAAAGATCTGTTGTACGAGTGAATAGTTTGGTCCAACATAATGTCGCAGGGAGAGAAGCGGTCGTGCCTAATCGTGCGAACGTAGTCTATAATCAGGAAGCAGGTGAGATTCATGGTGGTGCAGCCTTTAAGCGGGATGTTGATCGTGATCCTTACTACGGGCTGAGGACCAATCATGTGAAAGGCGCCTATCGCCTTGAGCCAAGCACGCTCAAGCCGGTTGCCGTTGCACCGATTGGTACTCTTTACAGAGCCGGGATGGAACCCGTGACTGCTGGAGCCTATTGTTTGTCTGATTCGGAGGGTTGTTTGGCTGCTTTTATGACTAGGGCGATGTCGAAGAGCAACGAGCACGTTCCGGAGGCTGTCAAAGAGTACCAGCGGCTCGGTAAGGAGTTAATAGATGATTTGTTAGATAATTCAGTTCTAGACGTGATTCCCAACACTGGGAACAAAACTGAACGTAACATATCAGCGTTTGTGGCTGCTTATACCGGGAAAAGACCCACCTACTGGATTGAGGCTAGAGTTAAAGACTATAAGCTTTTTGAGTCAGGGAGGATGAAACCGAAACAGTTGAGGAAGTTTGAGGAGCATGGGTTCTTTGTAAAGTTTGAGTCTAATATCAAGGTGTTGGATGATGGGAGTGTGAAGGGGAGACCGAGAGGCATTATGACCATGAGTGGCAGGATGTTGATAGAGTTGGCCCCATGCATTAATGTCCTTCACCAGTTGTATGGTACTAAGATGAAAGATTTTCAAATTAAGAACATGTCCGAAGAGGAAAAAGTACAGGTTATCATGAACCACAGTCGTAATGGTTGTATGGTTACTGATGCAAGTGCTTTTGAATCGAGCGTCTTTGATAAGATCAGAGACGTAGAGGATTACTGTATGAAGAAATTGTGTGAAAGAGTTGGCGCGCCGGACCTGTATGATGATTACAGGAGATATGTGATGGGGTACAGAGTACTTCGCACTAAATGGGGCGTGTTTGCGTGTTGCACAAGAGATTCAGGTGATTTTTGGACCTCTGCCTTTAATGGCATTGTTATGTTGACTTTAGTATACTATGAGTGTAAGAAGAGTGGTAGACCTTTCACAGCGCTAGTGGAAGGAGATGATGGATTGGCCCCACTAGGGTCTATGAGTAGTAGTTCAGTGAAAGAGTTAGGATTTTCCTTCAGCTCTGAACTATACGGTACTCGGCCTGGTGACGTGGATTTCCTCAAAGCTCGTTGGGCTGGAGGAAACAAGTATTTGATGATAGGTAGAAGTATCAGTCAGATGTTATGGATTAAGAAAGCAGCACATTTAACTAGAGGTAAGCAATTATTTCTCTTGAGAATGGCAGCTTTGAGTTGTTATCACAATTCTCCAGGACATCCTGTTATT